CAGAATGGAGCAAGGACAAATTATGCCTTATGACAGAGATTTTGAAGTAGACCGATTTGTTTCAAGGATACCTCCAAAGCAGGATTTTATTATGACTTCAACACAATTAAAGCATGCAATATTCCCTAGTTCAGTCGATCTTGTTATGCCTTCTCCCTTAGTAAAAAAGATTTTTAAGGAGGCTGATGCGCGACACTTTGAGAAATTGTGTGTTGAACCATTCTCACCGAGGCAAAAAAGAAGATGGCCCAGAGAGATTTGGGTTGATGACCCAAGTTATATGCCTGAACAACCAGAGTGGAAAGCATGCGTACATGGTGATAAGTGTAATTGTCATAATACTTGGTTCTACAAAAAAAACGGAATTCCATCCCTCCAGAGTATGGCATTAGCAAAATATTACTCAATGTATAATGCAGCTTTTGGGAGGACATGTGGAAAACTTCATGCTGTATCTGCTTTGGCAGACCTTTATCCTAATAAGTGGGCAGATGCAGTATTGAAGCAAATTCGTCCTGTACAAACTCCAGGCAGCAGTACGATGGTTGCGATGAAGGGAATGAACTATGCCATCGAATTATTGTATCATCACATAGGTACGAGAGAAAAGTGGGGAACTTTGAGCCCGGTGGTGACATTTGATGGGTTAGAAGAGTCTAACTTAGGGACTTCAGCTGGACTTAATATTGTTGAAGAGGTCGTGATAAACGGGACAGTTCCCTTAAAGGTAGGCGCAAAAAAAAAAGCTGAAGTCTTTGAAGCCGATGTGATGAGTATCCTCGACTGGCTAACTGACGAAGAAGCAGTCGACCTATTCATCGCATTTAATAATACAGGGAAAAATGAAGTCTACTATTCTAAAGATAAACAATATGATCCTGTTGCTTATGCTGCTTGGAGGCATAAGTGCCGACTCTTCGTGATCCCTAGTTCAATATTTATTCTGATGGAGAGGATGGTGAGCGAGCTTAGAATGATGCTTGAAAGAAGAGGGCCAATATGCGTTGGAATGAAATGGAGCAACGGAGGAATGGACGAGATAGCGAAGAAGTTAAAAATTGATATACTGAATGAATGGCTTCATATCTTGGTAGAGGGAGACGTAGAGAATTTTGATCAATCAGTATGGGAGAGATTTATTGACTTATATTTTTCTTTTGGATTGGTATACGATATACCCACAGGGCCGGATTATGAAATGAGAAAAAAACTAACGAGATTCTTGATTCGAACGATTGTGGTCCGATTAACACATATGTTCGGGAAGATATGGGGTTTCAAAACTGGAGGGATGCCGAGTGGAATCTATAACACGTCTCATGGAGATTCATGGATAATGTGCCTTTGGTTTTTCTTATTTGGAGTGTTCCAGATAATGAATGCCCCAGATTCACACAAAGAGCGACTAGAAGATGCGATGATGTGGCTTGTCGCTTTGATTGTCTATGGTGATGATCATGTTTATAACATGACTAATGACCCGTTAGTGCAGAGATATTTAG